AAATGCATTAAAAAAAAAAAAATATAAGAGATTACAATATGGATGATATCACGACCATCATTTTTTTAATGGATGGGACTTATCACGAGTATTTTTCTGACCGCATTCTTCCTCATATCACCTCTCTTGTGGTCGAAAGATTGTTCCGACGCTATCGCGATGATACAGATTACCGAGAACAATGGTTCGAAGATCGTTGGGATGATAAAATCCTCCATCTACTCATTGCTCGCGCCATCTTTGAAACACAATATCCAACTGGTTAAGTTTTTGATCATGATTAGTATTTTCATAATAAAATCAAATTTCATCAATATTAATGAATGGGTGCATTATTTCTTGGATCCGTTTATGAAATAATTTCCAACATCCATCACACATGAATCCACAATTCTTATATCTCATTACTTTACGCACCATGGTAAACGATCCAAGACACTGATCGCATGGAAAAAGAAGTTCCTCCATCCTATCTATCTTTTATAATTATTCTAGAAATTTAATATATAAATCCATATCCGATCCAATGTTTCGATTATTTTCTTATTTAGAATAAAAATACCATGGTGGTGAAAGAAAAAGATAATATACCGGAGAATGTCCTGGATAAAAAGCTCTACAAGGACATCAAGGACGAGATCCATGCCGACCTCAAGACAAAGGGGACGCGGTGGGGGATCTATGCTTCTTCGCGTCTTGTTCGAGAATACAAGGATCGAGGAGGACGATATTCGGAGTATATAAAAGATAGTGGATTAGATCGATGGTTTCGGGAGAAATGGATCAATATCTGTGAATCCAAGCCTCCCCACAAGCTCGTTCCATGCGGTCGTGCAGATACAAGTGAGAATGAAAAATATCCGGTCTGTCGCCCTTATCATCGGATTTCGCCCAAGACACCCACCACCTATGGAGAGATCGATCCCAAGAAGATTATAGAAATCTGTCGCAAGAAACGAAATGATCCTCTCAAGGTGCTTCCCAAATTCTAATCATTCATTATAAAACTGATTTTTTCAATACACAGAGTATTGAAAATATGATACGATTCTCATTCATTCGTTTATGATTTACTTACAGATATAGATATGTGTGCACTCATGATCAAGGGACCAGCGAGAGGATCGCACATCACCATTATGCATTCGAGAGCCTGGATCGATGCTCGCAGGGCGGACGAGGTATTCCGGACATTTCACGGTCGATCCTTTATTATCGATTATGCCAAAAGGCGGGGAAAATCGATCTATTTTACGTCCCGCCGACTTTCGGAATTCAGGAGGACGTTGGCGGCCTGTGGCGAGATCAATCTTGACCACGAGGGAGGAAAGATGGATGTCTTTCATACTGAGACAGACATCGATGCACGAGACATAGTTGGTCTCAAGATGACCATCGATCTATACGGACATCGTCCATGGCGCATTACGAAATACAAATAATCTACAATTTTAGATAGAGAGATTCAGTAGACACAATTTCTCTCTCTAATTTTTTTTGGATCGTCTCTAGCATCGTCGCGATGTTTAATTTATTCATATAGACACATGCTTCTTTGAATTCATCGCTATAATTGATAATCCTCTGGATGGTCTTGATGAGATCTCCTTCAAAAATATGATATTCTTTGATAATCTCAGTGATATGTTTATGCCCATACCAGTCGAGCACCGGATGAACATCCTTGCGGTTCAGAAAGAGATCGAAGGTTGTCTCCAGATACTGGGTCACGTCCGAATAAGGAGTCTCAAAAAACTCATTTCCACCTGTTTCTGTGATAAGCGTCAAAAGCGTGATCCATCGACGCTCGTCCATGGAGTCGCAGATATCGCTATACACAATCTCGGTCCCCACGATACTATTCAATTCCTTGAAACACAAGCTTGTCTGCCCTTTTGGTGTGAGTTGATTGTCGGACAGATATCCATTTTCTTCCAGAAACACAGAACGGCGTTGAATCTCCCGATCCACAAAGGTATCCATATGCTCCTTCTCCTTGGTGCATCGGATGATTTCTTCCATAGCGTTTTTATACAATCTTATCGATGCATATTCCTCCATGCTCTCCAATTCTTTTTTACGTGCCAGCAATAGTTTCTTCTTTGCCGGGGATGGTTGGATCCAATCGGTCAGCTGTTTATGGATAGCTTCAAACTCCTCATATAATTCCATCTGATGAAGGTCATAGACAGGTAAAGCGTCCAGCTTTTTACGGATGCATCGACGTTCGGCGGCAAGCTCTTTATTGAACATGGTCTTTTCCACAAAGGACGATGCATCCTGAGTATGTTCCAGAACCATCTTTTCATCGATATTGAATTTAGACCTCAGTGTCTGCGGCTTGCCCTTTAGCAATCCCACAAAATCCTCTCTGTCCATCGTATCGCTCAACAACTGTGGCAATAGAATCACATAACCAACAGTATCCAAGCCACGCCTGCCCGCACGACCGCTCATCTGAATAAATTCGTGCGAATGTAGCATCCTCTTGCCTTCCTTATCAAACTTGAATACATCCGAAAAAATCACCGTCTTGGTGGGCATGTTGAGACCGACCGCAAACGTCTCGGTGGCAAACAGGATCTTGATCAGATTCTTTGAAAACAGCATCTCGATGATTTCTTTGAATACCGGTATGAGCCCCGAATGATGAACCGCGATCCCCTTCTTCGCCAGATCCAGGATCTGGTAGTATTGCACCGTCTTTTTATAATCCTCCGCATGATCCAATTTCGACAGATAGAAATGGATGTCACGCTCAATATCTCTTCCTTCATCGTCCGTATTAAAACGCATCGTGATGGCCTCTGCCAGGTAAAAACAGGTCTTTTTCGAAAAGACAAAAAAGAGAGCCGGGCACATGTCTTGTTCATACAGCTGCTTGCATATCGTATTCATCAACCATTTTGAATTTGTCCTATTTTCTCTAAAATACTTGTGAAGCGCCATGAAATCCGTCACATCGCTGATTTTCTTACTCTCCGTGTTCATGATGGGGACAAACTTGTTCAGCACATGATCATATTTTTGCATCGGCTTGGGGATCTTGGTCATGTGCGCGATATAATTGAACTTCAGGGGAACCACCCTCTTTTCATTGCTCAGCAAATAGCTGGGATTTTTATTACAGGAATGCACCCATTCCAAGAACCCATCCGCGTTATGAATGGTCGCCGATAGCATCACGATACCGACATTATCGGGTATCATCATGATGGATTTCTCCCACACATTGCCCCGGTCTGCATCATTGATGTAATGGACCTCATCAAAGATGATGGCATAGACCTCGTCCCGAATGTTCACCTGGTAATCGACATGATTGATGGTCAACTTGTTCTTTGACAACATCAGCATCAAGATCTCGGTGGTCATGATAAGACAATCCGCCATGGGGTTGTGTTTATTGTCCCCCGTGATGATACCGACGGAGGGATACTTCCGTGAGTATTCATAGTATTTCTGATTGGAAAGCGTCTTGATGGGACTGCAATAAATCACCTTCTTTCCTTTTTTCAGTGCCGTCATGATCGCATACTCACCCACCAGGGATTTCCCGGATCCCGTCTGTGCCGTGACCAGGATGTTGCTGCACGATTGTGTATCCATGATATGAACCGCATGTTTCTGAAAATCGTCCAGGGGAAATGAGAAGGGATTCTCGATCTCTCCTTCAAAGGGGGTGTTGATAATATTCATTCTTTTTATGTTATTCGAATCATAAAGAGAATGAATATCAATTTTTAGGAAATTCAATAAGGATCTTGTGAAACATGGTGTGTTTCGTATCCTCTATTACATAGATTGGTAGCCAATAATCCTCCTGCATCCTATACTTTTTTTCATAGATCATGATGCAATCCTCTATCCGTGTAAAAGGAATCTTCATGGAAATCCGGATTTCTAATTCGTCACACGAGAACAATAAACGCTCTTCTTCTACTTCTTGAAGAGTCACCTTGTAGATTTTCCCCTTCTCCACATGATGTGAGGCCTTGCTATAATCCCACATCCTATACAACCGTTTCAGACTGGTTTCATAGGCATTCATCTTCTCGATCTCAATATTATCCAAGTTCGAGACATCCCCCCGCTTGAACAATTGCTGTATCAAGAAATCAGCGTATCTTCGGATCGGTGATGTCGCATGTGTATAATAAGGCAGCTTCAACTGCTCATGGGGATGAGGTTCCAGGGTATAAAAGGCCCGTTTGTATAATTGATGGCTCCTATAGATCGTCTTCTTCTTACCCTCTTCACGATCTCTCAAGTGATTGGCCATCGCCTGATTATAATAGATCATATATACCTCGATCATCTTGTGTGTATCCGTCACCTGAATTCCCAGTCGATCCCCTATTTTTTGACTCTGCTCCCATAATACACTCATGGTAGGATGTCCGGATCGGACCAGCGTCTCTGCGTCTTCATATGTCAGATTTTTAGTCACATAAATCGGATGAACCTCAAACGTATGCTGACCATTCTTGATATCGACCCAGCAGGTGATGACATGTTTTTGTTGGCCCTCCTTTAACGATGCCAATTGGGTGGAAATCTCCAGAGGAAACATATGAACATTCTTGTGCGGAGCATACACCGTGAAATATTGATCCGGAACAAAAGTATCCACCCACACCGTGAGATCGGTGATATGAATGCCCACTCGATGATGAAGAGGATCATAGGAGAGTGCATCGTCCATGTCCTCACAGCCTCTCGGATCAATCGTAAAGGTGTGGATGTTCGTATCACAGGAAAGGATTATGGTGGGATTGATGTTAATCGGCTTGCATGGCGAGATGGTCATGGTGGGATAATAATAGAATAATACCTCATATTGATTGTGAATCTCCTCGACCGGGCCGAGGGAATGAACAATCATACCACGGGGTATTTTATCTGTCCATTCCTTGAACTTGATCACCACAAAGTAGTTGGTGACCTTTTTTTTCTTTTTCAGAAGATTATTCTTGATATTGGAACGGACCAGAAACTTGGGAAACCGCCAATTGATCGGCACAAATTCAAAGAGATCGCCTTTTTCAAAGGTATACGTATTCTTGAGTTTAAGGACACCACCGATAAGGAAATTCGATCGTTGTGAAGATTGCAATAAATAATCATCTTGCACCCAGTCACCATGAAATAATTTATGTTGAAAGATGACCTCTCCATCCACCATTACATCACCTACCATACACTTGCCATAATTCGACTGAAGGATACTTAATTGACTCATACTTAATAATTAATTAAAGAATCGAAATGATTACACTCTATTTCAATTTCACATTTTTATCTTTAGATCCTATTGTTTCAAAAAAAAAAAGTGGACGTTTTAAATATTGTGTATTCGATAGAGAGATGCAATCGTCTTTACCGGCCTTGTGTATCCTATGTCGATCACCCACGTTCCCATGGTGTGATTTTATCCATTCCTTTACTACCTATAAACTCTATGTCGTGATCGACGAGGAAACGATTCTTCTCGATCCCTTTCGAGAAAAATATCATGGTATCACCTTTATCTCCGTCCCGGCCGCCACATGCCAACAACATTTTTTTATCAACATGAATTTCCTTTTGTCCAAAACAGTCACCAGCTGGGAAAAAGCCATGTACTATTTCTCAGTCGAGAATCCCCACCACCACGTCTGGTTCCTGGAAGACGATGTCTTTTTCTGCGAGGAGGATACCCTGCGCAAGTTGGATGTGTCCTACCCCGATGCCCACCTTCTTTCGGCACCTATCGAGGAAAATCGAATGGGGAAGAAAGATTACTGGCATTGGAGCCATATCCACATCCAGGTTCCCCCACCCTACTACTTCGGAATGATGTGTGCGGTGCGTGTTTCCATGACGCTGTTGTCCTGCATCCGCGAATACGCATCCCAATACAAGACCCTCTTCTTTCTCGAGGCGTTATTCCCTACCCTTGCGATGCAGCATCGACTAATCTGTCAACAACCCCCCGAGATGCATACCATCCATTACCGATGGGGATTCACACGTGAGCAGATCCAAGCAAATCCCTATGCCCTATTCCACCCGGTCAAGAACGAGGCTGACCAGTGCGCGTTTCGCAATTTGTCATGAGTTATTTTCCAACAAGTTGAGAATATTTACATAATGGTCCAATGGATTTCCACATCTAAAGAAATGGTAGGGTATAAGAAAAAAGCAAATGACTATTCATTCCCTCTCGAACCCGCATCATTTCGTTCGGGATTGCGAGGCAAAGGGGATTTACTACGAGTTCCTGGTAGAGGCGACGGCATGCCTCGGGCAGCAAAAGGTATGCGAGATGTTCAGCGGACGATCGTGCCGGGGAGGCGAGAACAATGTGTCGGCGGGGACATTGCAGAACTGGCTGGCGACCTTCAAATTCTCTCGGGAGAATCCGGATGTGGTGGACAAGGATCCCTATCAATCCCGGATCGTGGAGAAGAAAGGGACGATGTTTGATGAGTTTGTGGCGCTGATCAAGACGCCGATCGATGAAGCGGTAAGGGAGTCCTGGAAGGAGATGAGTTTGGGTAAATTGAGCACCGAGGCGATTCGAGTGGGGATTACGCTGGGTGTGAAGAATGCCAAGGCCCTGAAGACTCTTCCGGAGAGGATGCAGGAGATGTATGAGCGACGCAAGGCGAATATCTGGAACAAGGTGTATAGTGGGGATGTGGCAGAGGTGGTGGCAAGGGAGGAGAAGGATACGGATTACAGAATGAAGAATTTTATCACGCTTGGAAAATTGGCCAAGGAGCGAGGGATCTCGTATCAGAATAAGACCAAGGAAGAGATTGTGAAGCTGCTCGAGGAGTTTGACAAGAAGCAGAATGAGCCTCCGGTGGAGAAGAAGGAGGAAAAGACGTATGATTATGATAAGATGATCTCGAAAGAATTAAAGGAATTGGCAAAGAACCGGGGATTTACCATGTATAATAATATGAATAACACGACATTGAGAGGACATCACCGTGAATATGATGAGAGCATCAAGAAACAACGGGAGGAGCAACGATTGAAGAAGATTGAGAGTGAAGGGAAGGAGGATGGAAACAATGATGATAATAAGATCATTCGTGAATTTTCATTGGAATTGGCTACAGGTGAGCATCATCCAATTTTGATACGAGAGGATGGAATGGTGAATGCAACTCTTTTATGCAGGGCTGGAAATAAAGAATTTGTTCATTATGAGCGAAATCAACAAGCTCAGGTCTTCATTGAAGCTGTAGAAAGTGATCTGCGATTATGCAGATCACAATTGATGATTGTCAATAAAGGGAATTCCAGTAAATTTGTTCAAGGAACGTGGGTTCATAGGCTGATCGCTATTGATCTGGCAAGATGGATAAATCCTCGATTCGCGCTCCAGATTATGAAATGGACCGATGAGCTTATCACCACAGGGTCGGTTAAGATTGAGAAACCTCTACTCCCCATTTTGGATCGGACGGCGATGGATCTGGAGGCGGAAGAGCTCGAAAAGAAGTGCAATCCACTGCTCTATTCGAATCAATTTGTGCTCTATATGGCCTATATCGGGGATGGTGGTCTGGTCAAAATTGGATCGAGTGATTGTCGGCTGTGTGAGAGGGAATCCAAGCATGTGTCCTGTGAATCTCTCTACCCCCAGTTTCGATTTATCGCCTGCTTCCCCATCAGCGGCGGCTGTATCGAGACGACCATCCACAGTCTCTTGGACAAGTATCGACACTCTTACCACAAGCAAAAAGAAATCTACAAGCCAGAACACACTCTCCAGGATTTCATCGACATGGTCGGGAAGCTGCTCGAAGAACATGATTTGCGCTTTCAGGTCCAAAAGCTCCGTCAAGAAAATATTGATCTAAAGACGAGGAATCTGGAATTGGAGAAAAGAGTGATGAGATGTAGCTGTTAAGAGATGCTGGATTGAATTTTATTTTTGAGAGAAAAATAAATGTAATGATTTTATAGTTATAATTATCAATAATAATAATGAATAAGATTAATAATTGAATTGATTGATCATTTTAAGTTTTCTATTGATACTTGGCTCGGATGGTTTCTTGTGTTTTTTTCTTAATCTCTTCTGATTGTTGGGGTATCCTGACTCCATAATGTTTTTCCACACTATCCATTTGTTTCTCACGAATAGTTTGATTTTGCATTGGATTATCGCATTGATATCTTTCTTGACAGGTCTTCTTGAACTTATTCATAACCTCTTTATTTTGAGCGGGATGTTTGCAGCCATATTTCTTTATATTCGTTGATTCAGTTTTTTTTTGGATGTTCTTATTCTGCATTGGATTCTGTAGTGATGTTAAGTTATTCTATAATGACTTTGATGAAAAGACTTGTAGCATGACGACTCTCTTGGCATTTGATCAGGATAAATAGATTATAATGATGTTTTATTTTATTTGTAAAATAAAATTTCTTGATTTTGAAACCAGAGCCATTTCGGAAATATGATTTAGAGGACGGGGAAACCCAACGCCGATGTCAGTATGAAATTCATACTGGACTTTGCGCACCTTCATCCCTTTCAGGAGAAGCCAGACTGTATCTTAAGCCCTCTTCAAGAGAGCCGACCCCCGTGCGGTCGTTGAGGGAGTCTCATGCTTTCATATTGAAAGTTTAGAGACTTTACCCGCGGATTGTCCAATCCTCTGCGTTATTACCATTGGGGACGGCTATTAACCGTGTTCCTCGCAAATCCTTTCGGAAGTGGAGTGGTAGCAGAGGCTCTAAGGAGTTTCCCGAATCATTATAAGGGGTCTTGCTTGATTCATCACCAAAAACTTGGATGGATCAAACTAGCCGATTATATACCGCTCAGAAACATATCGGAGCGAGTGGAATATTGCACTGTTTTCCCATCATGGTCATTCCACAACCATGATAGCAGTCGACTGTTGGCGGCACGTTGGGTAGTTTACCACCTGAGATGCGAATAATATTGTTGTTGATGGCAGTCACCACAAACCTGAAGGTCTGGGCGCCGTTTGTGCAGTTGAGAGGGGTGCGAGCAGTCGCAGCCGTCACGGCATCTGTGCTCGCCTGGGGGTTGATCGAGACGTTGGTCAGCTTTCCGTAGTTGGTGCTGCCAAGAGGATCTAAGCAGATGAAGTCAAGAGAGTAGGAGTAAAGATGGTAGCCAGCGTAGACGGGGATAGCGGGGGCGGAATACCAGGGCTCGACCAGGGAGAAGTAGTCGGATCCCATGTTGGCGAGACGCTGGGTGTTCTCGTAGACGAGGGAGGTCTCGGCAACGGGGTCGGAACCAGGGAAGTAGCCGGTGAGCAGGAGGTAGTTGGTATCGGTGGAGGTCGAGCACACACAGGGGGAGCTTGTGGTGTAGTTGGACCAGTAAGAAGCGATGGTGGTGTTCTGCACCGCAAAGAAGAGCACCTTGATGGCGTGGGAGAAACGAATGTCGTAGCTGGCGGTGTTGGTAGGGTTGTAGGTCTGGGGAGGGGCTGTCTGGACCTGCTCGATTAAAATATCACGAGGGGCACAGGCCATGCGCTTACGCTCATCGTTGGACACAATGGCATAGTTCGCCCAGATCTGCACATTCGAGAGATCCACGTTGGGGGAGACGAGATCGGCGGCGGTGGCGGGGCGGCCGGGCTGGTAGATACTGGAAAGACCGGCACCGGGTGTCACGACATCCCAGGCGGTGAGGAGCTCAAAACGATCGCGGAAGGAGAAGTTGAGGCGCATGTCATTGTAGGGAAGCGCGGCGGTGGGGAGAGACACACCCGAGTCGCGAGCATAGAAGAAGGGAAGGGGAAGGTTGAGCACCTTGGAGGGAAGGACCTTAGCAGGGTCGATGAGGTCGCTTGTGGTTCCGATCATGTTGGCATAACCAATCTGCTTAGCACCGGGTGTGGTGAAGGCGGACCAGAAATCGAGCTGGAAGTTGCAGAAACGAGCGGCCACCAGGTCGTTGAAGGTGATGCAGGCCTCGCGGATAAGGTTGTGAGCAATATTGGGAGTCCAGGAAAGGTAGGTCTCATACGAACCCGCGGTGAGTCCCTTGTAAAAGCCGGTGGGAGTGGCAGCAGTCACAGCAGGGAGAGTGAACCTGAGCCAGGTGTAGAGCAGGTAATCACCCGCACGAGAGATTGACACCGACCACTCTTGCCCAAACCCGGGTGTTCCCGAGGCACGGGAAAGAACCACGGGCACCTGGGTGAACCATGTGGCTTTCCTAGTCTGGCGGACGAAGTAGGCGGTCGCATCGGGACCACCATACATATACTTCTCGAGCTCATCATACGTGGCGAGATCAATAAATCCGCTCGTTAAATTTGAGGTACAGATCGAGTTAGACATATTGTTTGCGTTCTTCTTTTTTATTGGCGTCAAGAAAAAAAAAAATCTTTTTTTTTTTCAGTCCTCCAGGTTTAAGACATTAAGCAATAATTGTTCCACAAATCAAGGCTGACCATTGCGGGTTATATTCAGGGGATAATGCAATCACGGGTTTCAATTTTTGATTATCCTCATCTAGATAACAATCATAATAAAGATAATAAATAGAGATACTATTTTCCTCCACAATCATTTTTCCTGAATTGGCGATGCATTCTAGAATACGATCTTCTCTCTCCTTCTTTCCTACTCTCATCTTCTCACCATCACAAGAAAAAAAATCGGGATTGAAGCGAAGCCATAGAATTGGTCTCTCATCTCCAGAAGCTCGAATTGCACAAACAATCTTGCTCATCCTCGCGACATCACAGATAATCTCATAATCCCAATGCTGAAATTCATCAACACTCAAAATAATAATATGATCCTCCTTATACAAGACAAAATCCAAGCGAGCCCAGGTATCGGCTTCACCGCAATTCTTGAAAGAAATTACGAGTTCTCGATCGAAAGCAAGATCATTCTTTTTCAAGAGACTGACGATCCATTCCTCCTTCTTCTTGATATAAGTGTCCCTACGCTGCTTATCATGAAAAAATTTCTCGTGATGATTTCGTGATGATGACTGTGTAAAAGTTCGATTACAATCGGGAATATGACATTTAAACGCTTTGATACCACTATGAGAAATATGATGATATATCAATCCTGAGTATTGAGCAAAACTCGCATCACAATTTTCATATTTACATTTATGAGGGCGTTCGCCTGTATGTATACGCATATGCACCTTAAGAGCTCTAACATCAATAAATTTTTTATGACAATTTTCTACTTCACATGAGTATCTTTTATCATTATTATGAGCTCGCATATGCAATTCCAATTGTTCCTTCCTCTTGAATGTTCCTCCACATTCCTTAATCTCACATATGAATGGTCGTTCTTCAGAGTGGAGTCGTTTATGTGCCGTCAAAGAATCACTTCGCACTGTTGAATAATCGCATCCTTCAAAATCACACTTGCATGGCTTCTTTTCCTCATGACGAAGCATATGCGTCTTGAAATCTCCCGACTGTTTAAATTTTCGTCCACATCCTTCCATTTCACAAACATATGGCGTCTCACATGTATGAGTGCGCTTATGCACAATTCTTTGACTGCTCGTCACAAATGCCATCTCGCATTCCGGAAAATCACACCCATAAGGCTTATCTCCAGAATGACTCCGCTCATGAATTTCTACATAGGATTGTCTCTTGAATGTTGCTCCACATCCTTCCACCGAACATGAATATGGTCGATCCTCGGAATGCGTCGTCTCGTGCTGATGAAGACCATCTAGCCTCACAAATGATTGACCACATCCCTTGACCTCGCATTTATATTGATATTCACCTTTATGTCGAGAGATATGATGGTGGAGATCACGCTTGGTAAAAAACGCCTTGTCACATTCCTCTTGATCGCATCGATAAGGACGTGTTCCGGTATGTCGATTATAGTGCTCCGCCACCGCCACTTTACTATTATGATGGAAGCTACAGCCAGGATGAGAACACGGATACTTCTTTTGTTTTTCTATCATACTACCTTTATTAGCATTGTTTTTCAGGACAAAAAATCATTTTTATGCATCTTGATTTCTTAATGAGGAATACTTGTAGCATCTTGGAATTGAGATGTTTTGGTAATCCGTTCTGTATTGGCTTGATTAATATACTGGATATCATGGTGAGTCCCTCTTCACAAAGGACATTCCGATTGTCAATGGCGGTAACGGCATTATTGATGATGGCGACCTCGGATGCATGAAGAGTCGCATGTTCGGGCATAACATCGGTAGGATTGATATAATTCAGAGAACAATGGAGTTCTCCGATGATAAGCACCTTGGTGTCATGTGCTGATTTTGGAAGATTGACACTCGAGGTTGCAAGGATAGTTTGCCAAAAACAACCGAAAGATTCCAGATCTTTTGGTATTGTTGTTGGTGTTTGTGTTTGTGTTGGTATTGTTGGTATTGGTGTTGGGTGTTGGTATTGGTATTGTTGGTATTATCATCGTTAGAATAAATTTCCACTTGATTTCCAATTTATTCTCACGTGTTGTTGGTATAAGCACAAAAATTTTCTATAAAATTTTTTAAAAACTTTTTAAAGGAGAAATAAATGGAAGGCACCATATTTATTTCGGTAGCTTCTTATCGTGACAAGATCTGTCCGACGACGCTCCAATCCATCTATCGGAATGCCGCTTATCCAGAAAAGGTATATGTGGGCATTTGCCAGCAGAATGATCCGGAGGACGATGTGGATTGCATCACGGAGGGTATGAAGAAGATCCCTCAACATCAATCACAGGTGCGCATCGTCCGTTTAAAGCATCAGGAAGCCAAGGGGCCAACCTATGCTCGTTTTCTTTGTTCAACACTATATAATGGCGAAGAGTATTATCTCCAGATTGATTCTCACTGCAAATTCATCCAGGACTGGGATGTGCTTCTTATTGCCATGATTACGGATTTGAAAGCGAGTGGCGTCCCTAAACCGGTGCTTTCGCACTATACACCGAATTACGAGGATCACAAAGACCGTCCCGATCCCAACAGCCCGGTGACGACCATCTGCAAGGCGTGGTTTACAGAAGACAACCTTATTTCATTGGAAGGCGCGGGCTGGAATACCCCCGAATCTCTACCTAAACCGAATGCCTATATCGCGGCGGGTATGTTTTTTTGTGAGGGATATTTTCTAAAGGAAATCCCCTTTGATCCCGAGCTTGATTTTCTCTTCATCGGAGAGGAATTGTTGCTGAGCGCCCGATTCTACACGAATGGCTGGGACATTTTCACACCGAATCGCAATACTATTTATCACTTGTATACACGTGGTGGCGATCCAAAGTTCTGGGATAATCAACACACCGATTCCAAGCAGGCATCCGAAAAAGTAAGGTATCTGTTGGGTCTTCACAAGGACAAGAATAAATTAACACCGAGACAGCTCCATCTCCTCGAGGTTTACGGTCTTGGAAAAGACCGCTCTTTGGACGACTACTTTAAATTTGCTGGCATTGATCTCAAGAATAAGACTGTGCTCAAAAACATGTGCTCGATGAGCCCTCAAGAAATCCATAGTCCTGCTCCTACACCCTCTACCACCACTCCTCCAATAATCACCATTGTCGTGAATCCAACTCCCCAAAAAATGTGCCTCCGATCCATGCTGCTTTGGTCCTTTCTGGCAATTTTCATTGTGATCCTTCTACTCTGTCTCTGTTTCTATTGTATGTAATCATCTAAAGACAATACGATCATGCATCAAAAAAACAATGGAATGGGTCTTTTATTATCCACTGAGATCGGACGAAGAGGTTGGTTGGGGAGGATGGAAGACGTTATGGGGAGGACAACCCTTTCCTTTATGGATCCTTATTGGCGACAGGAAACAACCCGAGATCAAGATGGATCCTTCCAATCCGCGGATCGAATGGAAAAAGGACTTGCCACCAAAGAAGGAGAACGAATATCGATTCGAATTACCGAGTCTCTATCATGTCCCTTTCAAGGGAAGTCGATTCCACAAGATTCCAAAGACGGCTTCGCATTTTAGTATCGGTATCAAGGACCATGAATTCTTTCACCGTCAAGGAGACGACCAAGACAATTGTTATCACCTGCACGAAGAGGAGATGTATCTGGAGAATCGTCGTCCACGAAAGGAATGGATAGAGGTGGTTGTAGAACCGTGCTGGAGGGAGATGTGGAAGAAGGGGGAGGAATCCAGGACATTCTTTATGTATTCGCAGATTATGGGTGAATGGCGGACGGCGTCCACCCTCGTGGAAAAGGTCTTTTCCGAAAAAGAAAAGACGTTTCATAAGATCGTGATATCGGACCATCTTCGATGCCGGGTGTCAAAAAAGGAGCGACAAGAGATACTGCGTGATGAATTATGGAATTGCACGTCCATCAGCGATGCGTGGTGGATGCTGATGGAGCTTTATGAATCGAATCCGGAGTGGGATCGTCATCGCCTCCGTCTGGAGATTGTGCGAGAACTCATGACCGAGACCTGGCGATCCCCGGCTCTCTTTTCAGGGGCGGGGATGTGGACGAATGACAATCTTCTTGACCGCTATGCCAAGATCCTTTCTGAATTTGCCCCCGTGGCTCCCTGGTTGTTTAGTGCACTCCTGCAGTGCAAGAATAAGAGCATCCGCCACCGAGTGATCAATGAGAGGATGATTTTTACGATGCCATTTCTGACGACACTGGAGGGGTGTGAGAAGGGAGATCTGCAATATTGCCGAGAAAATGCGGATTTCGTCGCATCCTCCTCGGGACTGGTGGTTTATCCGGACAATCCAAAGTGGTATCTGGTCAATGTGAGGCGGGTCAATTACAGGATCCTGCCGAACGGTTCCTATATCTCCATCGTCGGTGGAAGCCCCACGATCCACTATAATGGGATCACCAAAAACGAGTATTATTTTATGGATCGAGAGACACTTCAGCCGGTTTCGGGCAGTTTTGCCATGAAGGAGGAGATCCCGAATCGCAGGGTAGAAGAAACGGCCATTGTGGGAGTGGAAGATGTTCGACTTGTGACCAGAGACGGTGATGTCTTTTTTTATGGGGTGACTAAGGAATACGCCTATATGGATGCGATACGGATCATCCAGGGCAAGTATGACGTGAAACGATGTGTCCTTTCGGATACCACGGTGATCCGTCCTCCTTACGAAGAAAATTCGTGTGAAAAGAACTGGTCGGCGTTTGGAGACCGTCAATTTATCTACCGCTGGCATCCGATTGAGATTGGCCACATGGACACGGAGACGAATCGCCTGGTCATCGATGAGCACATCGACAGCCCGCCTTATTTTGAGGAATTCCGTGGTTCCTCGCCAGGCATCCGCTGGCGTGGATATTATTGGTTTACAACACATTCTGTTTCTTATCTGAATGGCATGCGCAAATACGTCCACTATGTGGTGGTGATGGACATGGATCAGAAAAAAGTGGTGGCCGTCACGACTCCCTTTGGATTCGAATCACTCGAGATTGAGTATACTGTGGGTCTGGATGTGGACAATGGGCGCATCCTGTTTTTGTATAGCACACGGGATTCTACAAGCCGTTACGTCCGTGTCCCTCTGCTCACCATCGTGTCCATGTTCCGTTATCTCCATGATAAGAATGCCTTCCAGGCCCGCATCTTCCAGATACAAAAGTAAATCTAAGAAAGAAAAAATGGGCATGATAAAGAGATGAGTAATGTGGTCTATAATGCGGTAGGGATCTGGATGAAGAATGGCAAGATACGGATCACACGGATCAATAGGCCGGTCTCAAGACGAGATGTAATGATGATCGGTGATCATGAGGAGGCCTTTCTTGTTGGACCCTATCCGGATAAGAATGTCATGATCACGTCGTTTGATCGCTATCATAGCCTGCTCATGGAGGTGCAGAATAATTGTCCCAATGCACGCAATTGGCAGATTACGGCGATTGTTTTCATGGTGATGTTTGTGTTGATGGGATGCATCCAGATCCATCAATCCTCGTATGCCAAGAATCTGATGATTTCTTTTGTCAAGAAACAATCGCAATAAAAAATAAAAATAAAAAATCTAAGAGAGAATAAAAAATGTCCTATCTTCCTCAATACAACGAAACACAATCCAATACCAATGGTCCGACGACCTATCATGCCTCGATGTATTCATCTCTTGGCAGCATCCCCGAGAGTGCAGACAAGATGATGGGCAATGTGCCTTCGATGGGCACCCAGGTGATTCCAATCGATGCTACCATGGGTTACGAGGCACTCACACACGATGTGCCCCCCACAAGCTCTTCTTACTTTGGGATTGATGCAGCCTACCCCTCGTTTCCAGAGGGAACATGCACACGCTTTGTCCTTCGCAAGTGCGATGGCACCGTAGAGAACAGATATATCACCGACCAGCTGCCTTCTGCCCAGAAGTAAGTCATCGTCCATTCAAAATTTTCATGAAAAAAATTTTGAATTTAATGCATCAATGCAAAGAGTTTAGATAACGTGCACGGGTCTGTCGCAGAATGGCATCCAGTGGATAATCCTTCTGGAGACATTTCCATGCTTGTTCTTCTCGCTGTCGACTCTTCCGGGCGCATTCGAGGAGATTGTGTGTCTCAGGGAAGGAATGTGTCAAAAAATGGCATTCGTAACCGTATCGATCCATCCAGGGCAACGTGATGTTCTCAATGACCATGATTTCTTCTTGGGATAATTGATCTTGGTGTTGATACCGATGGATCCGTGATGGATCGGGGGGGGAAGAATTGGTTTCCCAAAGAGGCGAGAGGGCGGACATATGTGCGGCCTCATTGGAGAGCGAGATATCAAGCATGTCCTCGTGAAAAGGTATGGACAGGAATTCACAGATAGCCCGAAGTGTGTGTTCCGGCTCGGTGACGAGATCCTCGTATCGAAAGGTCCGTAACCGTGATGGATAGGCAGCATCGATCTTATCCACCCATTCTCTGGATTCGGCCCATCGGATCGCATTCAGCGTCGAATCAAAGTCATACAGGATGGAACGATTCATGCTGGCCACCTGCGCCCGCGGATCGCGAACAATGTCCAGGAACATAATCTCAGGAAAGAGCCGGATCAGCTCCTCGAAATCCGTCACGGAATCCTGGCTCTTGTCCATGACCACGGACACACCTTGCCTCTCTGCGGTCCGTCGAAGCAATTCGCCATAGATCTGCCATACCGAGCGCCTCGACACCTCTTCATGCCGGAGCGCCTCGAAAATCTCGACGGGATCAAAGACCATATCGGGCCACCGTATCAGGCTCAGCGCCTGCAGTCCAATCACATCCACGATCAATTGGAAATAATGAGCATCATCGCCCAGGTCCTCCTCCGAGATTTTTTTCTTTAGATCTCCGATATGAAGAGGATAGGGACAGCAGATGTGGGGATTGAGTTGGAGACGGAGACGGATGGCATTGCTCCCGCAACGTCGGAGAGGGACCATAAGAACAAGACGTGGACGGGACATGTTTTATTTTTCTTTTGCAGTAAAATAAAAAACCATGGGATTTTTACAAGAGGCGCGTCAGTTTTGGAAGAATTACGGGTGGCATCTTTTGTTGGTAGGTCTCTTCTTCACGTTTATCGTCCTCTTTATCATCAATCAATGGGGTAGGAATGCTACCACAAGCGCGATCAGTTTCAGCGATATCTACGAGCACTTTCTGGGCATGATCTTCCGTCCGCATGGCCAGCCGACCGAGAGACAGAGGCAGAGGCGCACGCAGGCCAGAGGTGGAACCAGTCGTGGGGAGACGTCCTGCAAGGAATTTATCGAATTCTACTTTCAGAAGCCTTTTACCAAGACCAGGCCCGATTTCCTCAAGAATCCCGTCACCGGCGAAAATCTCGAGCTCGACATGTATAATGAAGACATCCGTCTCGCCGTCGAATACAATGGATCCCAGCACTACCACTACAATCCGTTCATGCACGGCAATTCCAAGGACAAATTCCGCAACCAACAGTATCGCGACATCCTGAAAAAGGACATGTGTGAAAAGCACAATGTCCTCCTGATCACCGTCCCCTACACGGTCTCGGAAGACGAGATCGGCCCCTACCTCTTTGAAGAGCTCAAGAAACTAGGCCTCGAACCTCACCCCGACGCCTACCAGTAATAAGAATTCTAATGATGTTGATGGATTAGAGGACAACACAGAAAGAATGTTTATATTCTTTCATGTTATCTATTTGATTGAATGGTAAAATGAATGCATCTAGACCACTACCATCTGGACTTCCAAACACTGGTTTACTAGTAGTAGAGCCATAATATTTGTATATAATGCCATTATAAATATATTGTTTATCCAATTTAAATTTTTCTGAATCACTAGGATTTTTTATTATACTAAAAACATCTAGGAATTGATCATCACGTCTTAATATCTTCTTTGGTTCACCAAGAGAGATGAGACATTTAGGAGTCATTCTGTATATTCGGTTAATAGTTTGATCTCCAATATATTCACTATAAACATATAATGAAGGTTTATTTACAGCGGCTGGATTTGATTCATAAAAGTCATTCTCATTTTTTTGTTGTTGCAGACATCGATTTTTTTGCGTTTGTTGTGTCACTTGCACAATACCCTGTTGTTGTTTTTGCGTCGACATGTTTTTTATTTCTATTCCAAATTTTATTTTTTTAGAATGTATTTTTTAGATCGTAGTTAGAGAAGGACACAAAAGGATTTGGTTTTAGGTGGTGCATATTGAACATCTGTAGGTTTCACAACATCTACATTTTGACCATTCTCATCAGCAAAGATATTCGCAATAATAGAACCCTGATTTGTAAAGTTAGAAGAATTTGGTGACGTATACAAATACCCATAATATTTTTTAATTACATTATCTCTGACATATTCTTGATCCAATGTGTATTGAGGTTGAGAAGAGTCCCTAATTATTTCTCTATTCCTATCATAATCAAAAAAAGCATTTTTTTTTAACATCTCTTTTGGAGAAGGATTGAGAGAGATAAGACATTTGGCAGTAACTCTATATATTTTCAGAGCCCCAAATCCAGGCAGACTACGAAGATAATATATCAAAGGTGAATTGACAGCTTGTCCTTGTATTTGTTGTCTATCATTTACACATCGTGACGTTGGTTGTAACGATGCCTCACTCGTATTGAGAATGATTATATCACCCCTTGAATTTGTAAATACATATTTTTTTGATCCCTGTAATCTGCCGTAATACGATAGAGGATCATCATCATCATTATAATATTTAGTGTATTTTTTATATATAGAAAAATCATTCACCAGGAATTTAATGTCGTCATTTTTTATTTTATTTCGTTCGATCTATTCTTTCGTCAGATGATGATATTGATTCAAGACAAGATTTTGTTATATCATATATTTTATTATTATAAATAACGTATTGAACTAGATCATTTCTCCTTTCCCTTTCATAGTCACATCTTGATTTCAATTGCTGTTGTGTCATGTTTTTTATTTTTATTCCCGATTTTATTTTTCGAGAATGTATTTCTTTAGATCCTCGCCGGTGAGAATGCGTTTAGAGAGAAGCTGGTTGGCCATGCGGTGAAGGAGGTGGCTGTTGAGTTGGAGGATGCGGAGGGTTTCTTGGTAGGCCTCCTGGACGAGGATCTGGACCTCGGCATCGATCGAGGCGACGAGGCTCTCGGAGGCGCGATGGTCTTCGGGGCGATGGACGATGTTCTCGAGGTCCTTCCCGAGGCCGTAGGTGCCGATCAATTGGCGGCAGAGGTCGTTGGCCTGGCGGAGGTCTTCGGAGGCGCCGGTGGAGACATGGTCATCGCCATAGACGAGGCTCTCGGCGGCGCGGCCGCCCAGGAGGATACGGAGGCGCTTTTTGAGTATATCACGGGTGGGGAGATCGGTGATCTCGGGGAGAGGCGTATAGACGGTGTAGCCGCCGGCCCCGCTATAGGTTTCTTGGATGGAGACTTTTTGGAGGATAAAGTATTCGGGAAACGATTGACAGAGAAGGGCGTGCCCGGCCTCGTGGAGCGCGACGCGCCTCCGGGTGGATTCCGACCTCGAGTCCACCTCCTTGCGGATGCCTACGAGAAGTTTCTCGACGGCCTCACCGATGGTCGCAAACGAGATGAACGAACGATTCTTGCGAACACTCAGGATGGCGGCCTCGTTCAGAAGGTTCTTCAGATCGGCACCGGAGAATCCCTCGGTCTGTTCCGAGAGTGCCCTCCATTCGACGGGAGACAGCTGGATCGGCTTATTCTTGGCGTGTGTCTCGAGGATCTTGAGACGGCTCGGGGCATCAGGGAGTGGGACATAGATGAGGCGATCGAAACGACCGGGACGGAGGAGCGCATCGTCAAGGACATCGCGGCGATTGGTGGCAGCGATGACCACCATGCCGTCATTGTCGGCAAAGCCATCCATCTCAGAGAGGATCTGATTGAGCGTCTGCTCGCGCTCGTCATTGCCTCCACCGAGACTCATCGAGGTGCTCCTCTTGCGACCCACCGCATCAATCTCGTCTACAAAAAGGATACAGGGCTTACGTCGCCTGGCCTCTTCAAACAACTGGCGGACACGGAATGCACCAAGCCCAGCAAACATCTGGACAAATTCGGATCCGGCCATGCTGATAAAGCTGGTATTCCCTTCGCCTGCAATGGCCTTGGCGAGGAGGGTCTTTCCGGTGCCGGGCGGTCCCTCGAGCAGGATGCCTCGGGGCAGCGAGGCGCCCATGGCGGTGTAATTGTCGGCATTGTTGAGAAACGTGACCACTTCTCTGCATTCATTGAGCACCTCGGGGGATCCGGCCCAGTCGGCAAAGGTGATATTCTGGACCTCGGATTCTTCAATAGTGGCCGGTCCCATACCGGGAAGCATCATCCCCATACCACCAATACCACCACCACCATTACCAGAAGACGGTCTTCTTAACATCATGACGGATCGACCTAGACTCAGTGCAAAAAATGCAAGAGGTATATAAAGAGCGATCTGCAAGATGGATCCAACGGTCGAGAGGATGCCATTGGACGGGAGAAGGATCACTTCGACACGCTCCTTGATGGCCGATTCGATAATCTTGGGGGCAAGAATCGGATTTAAGGAGAGGCGAGGCAAGGTCTCGTCGGATTCCACCACGACCGCCTCGTCCAATGCGGGATTCACGATGATCTTCTTGAGACGGTGCGCGTCCAAATCCTTGTAGAATTCCGAGAGGGGCAATACACGAGTAGATCGTGCCTGAAAGAGTTGAGCGTCAGTCAAAGGGCTAAAACTAGATCCACGAGAACAAAAGCACACAATAAGAGTCAACCATAAACACTTCATTCTTTGTTTTTTCTTTGCCTTTAGAAAAGAAAAATAATAAGATGGAAATTTTTTATCCAGAAAGAGCGGTGGTGTAGGCCTGGCAATTGTTGCCGTAGGCGGGATAGGCGTTGGTGACATTGAAGTAGCCGCTGGTATTCATCTGATTAAAACTCAGTCCATTCTGGAGGACGTTGTATCCTGCACCACCATAACTGGGAACGATAATGGTGGCAGGAATGATGCTCTGGGAGGGCACAGGAGGCCCGGCGACAAATGCACCAGGGGTGCTGTTGTATCCAGAGAGGGTGGCGTAGTCGCCGTTGCAACTGGACTCGGTGCATACATCACTGTTCTGGTAGGTGCCGTAATTAATCTGGGCAGACATATTCTGTTTTTCTTTTGACAATAAAAAAAAAAATTTTAAATTTTTATGTGTTGGTGGGATGAGTGATAAAATAATAGATCAGGAAAAAAATCAGGATCGACAGACTCATCACAAGGATCGGGACAAGATTCGTGTTGGTGGAAGAAGAAGGAGATGCCGTGGTGGGAGGTGGTGCTATAGTAGTAGAAGGTGGTGTGGAGGGGGATTCAAAGGAGATTTTATTCAGGACTATCTTGTGTGGCGTCTGTGTGCAGGCGAGGCTGGGAAAGAGGAGGAGGATGATGGTATTGGAGGTGGAGCGATAGGAGAGAGGGCGAGAGAGGACCAGCGTCTTGTCGCCAATCGCATCATCCTCCTTGGAGACAAAAGGACAGATCTCGTCATAAAAGACGTCGTTATTAAAATCGAGCATCACCCTTATCCTAGCAAAAAGAGGATAGAGATACGATGGATTCACCCCGTCGACACAAGAAGGATTCAGACGACTGCCATTCAGATCCAGGACAACACGATCAAAGACCAGTGGTGCCGAGGGCATGGTAAAGGTTAGTTTATAAGGCGAGGTGTATTCGTCAAGGACGATGGAGCTGTCCACGGTCGACGCCAGATTAAAATCGGCAGGCGCATCCCATTCCATGGTGTTTATTTCTCAAGACATTATTATTTTTTCAAGAAAATTTCGAATGCCAGAGATAGAGCGCCACGATATAAAGAAGGAAGAGATATGCTATATCGATCCATCGAAGACCATAACGATCCGTGACAGAAAAACAGAGCAGATAGAGGAGAAAGGGTAGCTGATGAAAAAGGGAGAAAGGTGGACAGGAAGGCGAGAGGCGCACAAGATAGAAAAAAGGGATATGATGAGAGTAAATATCCAACAGACAGAGCAGGATCCCACGAAGTTGAACACGACAATAAGAGATGCGGAGCATGCGAGGATGCACGATCGTAATATAGCCACCTCCCAGGGAGGACTGGAGCGCCATAATCTTGGCGATAGGGAGGAGCGAGGGAGCATAAACGAGAGCCAGAAACGTAGTCCCAAGACTCCAAACGGTGAAATAGCCAATGCTTTCTCGCACCATGATGACAGGATGCGGGAGACAGGCGATCCAGTCGCCGAGGAGGCGCTTCTTGGTGGCGATCGGTGTATGGAGACAAAAAAGACGGGCGGGCTCCAAAAAGGTCATGTTTTTTTTATATCGGACGTTGCACATAAATGGACCAAGATTTTATTTTCTCCTCGCACGGTAAAATTGTTCGTGCCATGAAAATAAATGGAGTCGGTCATCGATTGCACAATATGCTATGAAAAATTTCATGAGAGTGATTTCTTTTCGTTAGAATGTTGCACAGGAAAACGTATTTGTATCGCTTGCCTGAGGTGTCTCGTTGTCCCACTCTGTCCTTATTGTCGCAGCATCATTCCAGAGATTAAAGATGATCCCAAGTATCGCATGTCGAGGAGTTATGTGAATGTGGATCGACCGATGCTGCTCATGCAGTCTCATTTTCTCGCCCATCATGGTCTTGATGTAGAAGACGAATTATTGGATCCTCGAATCCTGGATTCGCGCATCCTCCGGCGTCGGATGAGGCGGATGCGAAAACTCCAGCTCCGAGAAGAAGATCGCGAGCGCAATCGCAATTATCATCGTTATTCTAGCTCAACATAGCCACCACCATGGATTCATTGGCAATCAGGATGGCCAATGAGATGATACCCATCACGATCGAGAGGGTGATGATACCCAATGGATGTGGCCATGGATTAAAACGAAGATTTCTTCCAATGAACCACAGATTAAATGTGGTCGGATAAGTTGTCTTAAAATTCCAGACAAGGATAAAAACGAGATACATCGTAATATTCAGAAAGGAAAGTCCGACAATGGTCCAATACAACTCTGGACGATTGGACTTGGAGAATTCTCGATAGAAAAAGACGAGGAATAACATCTGGAGCGTGAGGAAAATATAAAAGGGGTGATAGAATTTATACCACCCCCTCATCGGATGAATGATATTGGCCGTGAGGGCCAATTTATTATTCCATATCACTGTTTGAAAGTCAGCCGGTTTTAATTTTATGAACATACACATCAAGACAAAAACGGTGGTCAGGAGGATGTTGGCGAATTGGGTCCAATAGCAAGCGGAGGTCATTCTTTATTTATTTTCTTTTTTTTTTCAAATATCAAACGACGAGGGAAGAAAAGGGAACCTACGATTCTTAAGAGCAAATTGTTCACGCTTCTCTCGATATTTTTTAATCGTAACATCATATTTCGTCAGAAATCCTTCTCTGCCTTCTGGGTAAGAACGAGACAGGATGGACGCATCCTCATCGATAGTCTTTTCCATGAGCAGACGGAGAAGCGTGTCCCCCAAGCCATTAAACGAGGCGGTGTTGGGATCGCGCCAGAAATTGCGATAGACGGTCCAGAAGAGCCGCGTCTCCGTCTTGGAGATAGGGATACTCTGAGTGAACACCGTCTTGATGGTATCCCCGGCAATCACTCGAGTGAGTGTTGTTGTTCCCATATGGAATTCATTCTCAACACGAACGACATTTGTTTTTCCGACCCGTGTCGAGATGGTGAACGAATTCGGATAATACTCGAAGCGGGTGCGGCCTCCAAGGTCTCCCATCTCTTCATAACGGATGTTGGTGGGCAAAGGCAGGTCCGCATTGCCAAAGCTATGGACATAGCTTATGTGAAGCATGTCCAATAGATTCTCCACGAGGCTGTCCGTGGGTGTAGAGAGCACCCTCGTGCCGCTCACGGCCACAAATTCCGGATCGGTGTGCTCCGGGGGGAAATAGGGCTCGGGGATGTCGTGCATCATCTCTTGGTTGGGGTCGGGAAAGAGATACACGAACCCATTTTTTTCCAGGATGGGATAGAGAGAGAGGGTGGGTCGTTTCATAGGCAGGCGCTTTCCCGAGGAGGGGATGGAGACAAAGGATCCTTCGTCAAATTCAAAGCCGTGGTAAGGGCATTGCAAATTACCATCCGGATTCACCCACCCTCCTTTACAAAAACTACCCCCCATGTGCGGACAAACATCCGAATGAACTACAAGATACGAATCATTCTTAACATAACCTACCAGCGGCACCCCCATCACAGAAAGCGAATGGATTTTACTTGCCCTCATCTCATGGACCGTCATGATGGGATGCCAAAAAGGAAGCAGCCCGGCGACGAATCCAATGCATTTCATGGGATCTATACTCTTTTATTTTTAGATTAATTCTTAACTCCATAAATATAAATTTTGAAAATTTTTATTATTTTGTAATGTATAAAATGTCCAAATTGACACTTGCCACAAAGATCATCTCCACGATAAACTGTATCTACTTATTTTTAACGGTGCTCTTTCTAATACAATTGCGTAGCCGGCCACAATTTCTAACATGCTTTAGTCATATGTTCGTCTTTTTATATTTTATCGTAATGGATATCACCATTGCTATATTAATCACCCAGGGTGTGATGAAACCCGATAAGAAATGGCGGAAATGGTTAACATTTTTATTCTGCATCGATTTTATCATTTTGACAGTATGGATATCTCTAACAAAAGCAGCAGGACCAGGAGCAGCAGGAGCAGCACCAGGATCACCAGGAGCAGCAGGAGCAGCACCAGGATCACCAGGATCATCTGGAGCAGCATCACCACTAGGATCATCTGGAGCAGCATCGTCACTAGCATCGCCACCAGCATCATCTGGAACAGCATCACCACTAGGATCATCTGGAACAGCAGCAGCAGGAGGAGCAGCAGCAGGAGGAGCATTTACTCCATCAAAAAAAATGATCTTTTCAGTATTTGTAGTGCTTGCCGTCAATGCATTCATTCTCGGCTATGTCATATGGGATGGCGAAGTAGATGAGTGCACGGTCTAAAGAAATAAACACCTTAAGAAGAAAGAAAAAGAAATGGGAGTCTATGTGTTCCAGTCGAGATGGGCGTCTTTTATCAAGGTGGGGCATTATAGTGGAAAGAATGTCTATTCGCGGATCGCTCACCGGGGATTTCATTCGTGTGTATGTCCGGACGAATTGGGGGGGAGAGTGAATGTGGAGGATGTGGAATTGATGGCGTGGTTTCCGGCGCTTACCAAAAAGGAGGAGCGAGAGGTGAAATCGAAATGGAAAGAGGATCGAGTCTATGGGAAGAGCGAATGGTTTCCTTCTTCCCGAATGGAAGAGATTGTGGCCTATTTATCGGAACGAGATTCCGATCAGAAAGATACGTGCGATTTGCAAGAGGCTCTCCAAACACGGAGGCGACTATAATTTCTTACTCTGGTGAATAAGAAATCACAAGAATCGATACCACCACCATGGTTTGGGAGATGGAGTCGAAAACAGCGCCAGCAGATCGTGGGCGGACGGTCGATGGGTGGGTTCCTTATCCCAACAGGCCTTGATTTTTTCTTGGATGTTAGGTGGTGTTTTCCGGGTGAGAGTGGGCCTTAATTCATAATAGCAAACATCCCTGCAGAATTCCTCGATGGACAGAGTGCGATCCCAAAAAGGCTCCTTGGTCTCCCAGATCATGTAGAGGATCATACCCAAGCTGTAGATGTCGATATTCTTGGACGATCGGACGCTCTCCTCCGACATATCCTGCATAAGCTCCGGTGCCATATAGCGGAAAGTGCCGACCGGTCCTCGACTTTGGATGCTGCTGCTCTCGTCATCAGGACACATGTCCGCCAGATTAGAATGAGAAGACTGGTCGCCCAGAAAGCATTGCGCATTCATATTCTGCAGACTCCGTTTCTTCCGAATCAAAACGGTCTTGCTGATGCCAAAATCAGCAACCTTGCACATACCGTGCCTGTCCAAGAGACAATTCGCCGGTTTAAGATCTCGATGGATGATCCGGGTGGGGATCCGCTGATGCAGATAGAGGACCGCGGTGCAAATATCGCGAGACCACTGCATCTTTTGCGCCCTCGTCACCCACCCGGATCGAATCGCATCAAGAAGATTGCCGCCATGCATCCATTCAAAGACCAAGAAGAGGCGATCTTCGTGCCGAGAATAGCCCAGGAAAAGGACAATATTGGGGTGATGCACAAGCATCATGATGCGCAATTCATTCTTCTGATCCTCAATGGCCGTCTTGGACGATCCATTTTCAAGTGTCTTGATGGCGACATCGATTCCCCGCCATACTCCTCGATGCACCACCGCAAATGTCCCCTTGGCTACTTCTTTTCCCATGGACAATTCATGATAGGGTATCTCCCATTCCTCCATTTTATTTTTAGTAGGTAAGAAATAAAATATGGAATCAATTCTTATTTACACAGACATGAATACACGGAAGAAGCCATAGACAAGGAAGGAATTCCAGGCGAGGAGGATGATATAGATCATCGCCACATCGGGATTGATGTTCGAAAAGATGGTCTTGCGAGAAGAGGTGATCCAGCTCTGGATGCCGCATGTGGCGAGCGCATAATATTTGAGAGGAAAGAGGCAGGAGAAATAGAGAGGCAGGATGCATAGATTCCAGAGGTTCTCAAGACGGAATTCATTAAAAAAGAGGAGAAAGGTGGTGCGGATGGCCAGGACACCAACCGCCACACCGCCACGACGATAAAGATCCAGAGGTGTGGTCTGATTGACAATTCTGGCGGGAAGATAATGAAAGGTAGGAAGAAAGGATACAAGGAGGAGAAAGGGGAACAGGAGCTCGTAGGCGGTGATGAGGGCGAGATAGAGATTTTGCTGAGGGATGGCCTGTATCTGCCACCACTGCTCGCGATAAAAGGAACGCATCCAACGGAGCTGTTGCTGGAGGTAGCGATGAAGCGTTTCGGGGGTCTCGGTGTAGGCGATGGCAAAAGGGGACTGGCGAGACTTGTAGCCCTTTTTAAGGATCAGCAGCGTGGCATGACGGTCGTCCCCGGGACCGACGCTTTGTCCGCAGCACGTCTGGCCCAGAAATTCTTCCAGGAACTCCTCGTCGAGGAGCGACTGCCGGTAGATGGAAAAGGGCCCACTGCAGCAGTTCATGACACCCATCGTCGACATGGCACCGCGCTCTATCGTAAACGCATACGCATACCGAGCATTGATGATCCGTGCCAGGTAGGAATCCGTATTAAAGATGCGGATATTACCGGTCGCACAGCCGTTGCGTTCGTCTCGATGAATGCACGAGACCAGACGCGTCACCGAATCTTTTTCTACAATCGTGTCGCTATCAATGACAATGATATACTGATTGTCTGGCAGCATCTCGCGGATATACCGGAATCCAGCATCCATCGCATGCCGCTTCCCTTTATGATCACACATTCTGATCCTGCAACGCATCGGCATGCCCATCACCGTCTCTTCAAAAATACCCTTCATATACATGTCCTCCGGCTCATTGCCATCGATGAATGCGCAGATCGAGGAGATTCTCGTATAATTGACATCGAGCAGGGACTGGATGCATTTCTCCCAATACTCTGGATTTTCTCGGTATCCAATCACAAGGAAAGAAACAGTCGGCAGATCTTCTTCCACATTTTCTAATTTCTTCATCTCTCTAAAATTCATGGTGGCAAACATAATCTGCAGCACAAAATACAACATGATCACAAAACCTACAAAAGAATACTTCCGAGTGAAAACGGAATACGGATAGCCGATAGCCAACCCTATCATAAGGAGAACATAAACAAATGATTTCCATTGGTTCCACATTTTGGTTTCAATAGTCTATGCTTACTCTTACAAAAGAATTAAATTTTTCAAAATTCGATTCCACAAACAATTTTTTTTTTAATAAAAATAAAATGTTTTAAAGATAAAGAAATGGCGACAATCCAGAAACAGCAATCGCAAAAATCACAACAAGTGGTGAAGCCTGTTGAGCCACCCAAAGTATCTCTGTGGGAAAAACTTTTTGGTGGCGGTGAGTCAAAACCTGAACAAGAAATCAAAGTTACACAGCAGCAAAAGGTCCAGCAAAAACCTAAGCAGCAAAAGCAACAAAAGCAACAAAAACCACAAGGACAGCAGCAAGAACAGCAAGAACAACAAGGACAGGAAGGACAACAGCAGCAGCAGCAAAAGCAAAAGCAAAAGCAAAAGCAAAAACCTCAACAGCAGCAAGGACAACAAGAGCAGCAGCAGCAAAAGGCTCAACAGCAGAAGAAGCAGGTCTCCACATCTCTTTCGAGTCCTACGGAATTCCACGACGCCCTGGAGCAGCAGGCAACCGATGCGGCAGATTTGGCGAAGCAAAATGTCCAACAGGCGCACGATCAATACCAGCAGGCCCAGAAGCAACAGACCAAGGCGGAGAAGAGCCTTGGCACGCAGATCAAGAAGTCGGATGGTGATCTTGATGAGAGCATCCTCCAGCAGGCCTATGACACCCACCTTGCCCAGAAACAGACCGAAAAGGCCAAGCGTGCCCTTCAACAGGCCATGAAGAAATCCCAGCAGATCGAGGACATCCTTGAGGAGATCCGGACAATCAAGCAACAGGCCGTCCAGCACATGCAGCAACAAAAGAAGAAGAAGACTTCCGGTGCCGTCCAGACCTCCGGTAGCTATGACTTTTCTGCCGATCCCAATAATGAATTCCTCCACATTAAGAGGCCCAACCAGCAGATCACCTACGGTCGCAAGAACAGTCCCGAGGGCAAGCGCTTCAATAACATCCCCCGCATGGTCTTCCCCAAAGAGGTCTTTATGCCTTCGCCCATCCACAACAATCAAGAAGAACAAGTCTACCTCGATTAAATCAAGTTTGTATACTTTTTTTTACAGAGCAAAAATGTAAAAAAATATATATGTGATCCATTACATCCTATACATGTAGCTGCAATTCGAGCATCGGATGAATACCGTCGCCGACTCGTCGGAACGACGCGTTTGCTTGCTGAAGGAAAAGGTGCGCTTGCTATGACATCGCTTGCATTCCATCACACCCTCCTCCACCTCCGGGGGATTCTCCAGGAAATCATCCTGCTCCGCAAATTCTTCCCGGATCGCGGTAAAGTTGGGGTGATTCCATCCCACCTCCTTTTTCTGCAATTGCTCCACCACCTGGTGGATGTTATTGCAATACATGAATTCGGTCGCGGTCTCGAACGCCAGGTATTCCACATCATCGAATCCTTCCTCGGCCACCACTTTTTTTAGAAATCCAACCCATCGGCGGATATTGTCTTTTTTCTTGAATAGAATGACTCCCAATTTTTCCATGTTGTCCTTTCTTTTTCTCTCTCTCTTTCTACAAAATCATTTTAGAAATGCAAGATAACCATAAAAACAACATGAACGTCGTGGTTGTCTTATCCAATGAAAAAGACAAGCATCGGGCGGCCGATACCCTCCAAAAAGTCAGAGAGATCGGGCAGTGGACCGGCGATCTGGTCTGGATGGCCATCGCCTTTTCACCCGATCCCTCCTTTGTGGAGAAATGGTCCATCATCGTCCTCAAGCGACCGATGCTGGAGGTGCACTGGCTCTGGGATCTTCGGCAGAAACATCCCTTTACCGATACGGATGATCGCGAGAAATCCAAGCTGATCCAATTCTCCAAGTGGCGCGTCTTTGATTGTGAGTTTCGCAAGTGGCGATCCATGCTCTATCTGGATGCCGGTATGCACGTCGCCAATCCCATCGCACCTCTTTTTGCCGTTCCTCACACCGATTGCTTCGTCGCCCCGGACGATCGCTTCCCTTTTAATGACCCTCACAAGACCTTTCGCATCCAATGGGATGCCAACAGTATGCCGGAGGTCTACCGCGACCTGGAATCGTATTGTGACTGGCTCGATCATGGAGGTTATTTTCTGAACTGCATGTGGCTCATGGACACCTCTCTCATCCTCCCCGACACCCAAGACCTCCTTCTGGCTCTCCTCCGGCGTTTCCCCATCTCTCGCACGAATGAGATGGCCCTCATGAACCTGTATTTCCACGATACCTGGCAACCACTGCCCGAAAAAGACAAGGAAGACCGACGTTTGTTTGATTGGACCGAACGATTCGGTCGTGCCACCAAGGATTACATCCTTCTTAAATACCCCCATTTTCCAGTCACAATGTAAAGAAATAAAAATGATTGAATAATAAAAAAAAGTTTTTTTATAAACTATGCTTGTTGATAAAAAAACCGCACTTTTTTGCCATCATCCTCTCTTGAATGTTGCCTTCCTGATCCTTCTCTCTTTCTTTGTCGCCTACCTGGAGGTCCAGATTGAGGGCACACATGGATGGGCGGCCGCATTACCCACCTGGAGGCAAAAGGTTGGATCTTTCGTTCTGACGGGATACCATGTTGCCTTCTGGTCCACCTTGATTCTCATGGTGCATCTGCCGTTTCTCATGGTTCCATGGAGTGGTCGTTTAGAGTGTTTTGTCCTCTCCTTTCTTTTTGCTCTTCTCCTCCTGGAAGACGCCCTGTGGTTCTTTATGAATCGACAGGTCCACGAGGATCCATGGCGACAACCCAAAGTGTTTAACACGGTGCCCTATTTCTTCTTTCTGGCCGCCTCGATCGCTGTGGCAACGGCTTATTTTACACGCTGTCATTCGTGGTTTATGTCCATCTGTGGATTGATGATCCTGGTGCTAATTTCTTATCCTTTTCAGATTCCAACTTCTTCTTGATGGTAATTTTTTTTTCGCGACCGAAATAAAATGAAAACATTTTCCTTGAAGGACAAGAAGAGTATTCAGGAGGCGCAGGCATGTTTTTCAAACGATGGGTCGGAGATCCATTACAAGCGATTATTCGAGTTTATCAACAATATCTTGATTCCGTCGATTCAGACCAACATGAATTGGTCCACATGCAGATGGAGCAAGCTCCGCATAAGCGATAATAATAATAATACAGACGCCGCGGTCTTTCATCGAGACCTGATTTGTTATGATCCTGAGGAAAAGGATTTTCCGATCTACACCTGTTTGTGCTATCTGGATGAAGGTGCCATGGAAATCATAAGCGATTCTCATCTTGATAATGAAAATCATCATCGATTCTTGGAGAAACAACAGATGCATATGTCCGCGGGGGATGTCTTAATATTCAAATCCAATACACTGCACCGAGGCCTCTTTCCCTCTGGCCAACAAAAACAGAAGCATAGACGGCTCATCCAGCTATTCGATTGTTTCCACAATGAAGCCGATTATCGTCATTATTTTCCCAAAATTCTCTTTGTTCCCGCTCGCTCCTCTCACGGGGAAAAATATCAATTCTTGACTTCCTCCTCCTCCATCCTCTATCCCCTCCTAAATCAGATTGCCTACATGAATGCGTCTTCAGGATATAATGCTAAAAAAGTGAAGAAATGGTTAGCCAAGCATTACCCAAATTCATTCTTTATTTCTTCGGACGCGGAACAGACCCGATGGGATTATGACTGGGAGAAGGAAACCCAGTCTACCAATTTATACATTTATCCAGAACATGCCGTTCATATTGATTTGAAGGAAGAACATCATAAGATACTGAAACGAATGCAATATGTTCACCCGCTTGCTTTTTATGCCTGTTTACTTGTTTTGCCTTTTTTTATTCTTATCCTCTTCCTGTTGTGTTTCATCGTTCTCTCTCTGAAACGCCGTAAGAAATGAAATCCAATCTTCTCCATTTTACAAAGTAAAGAATATTGATTCATTCTTTCTTAAATTTTTTTTTTGTTTCTGCTATTGAAAAAATCGAACAGATATGCACTCTTTCAAGACGTCCATCTATGCGCTCAAGAATACCATCTTGCAGCGATGCCGAGACGTCCCCAAGGGGGTGTTGCTTGTTGCCGCGCCGACGGGATCTGGCAAGACGACGGCGTTCCGTGAATTTGTTCGGGAGCACCCCGAAATTTTTGGGACGACCTCGATGATCCAGCCCACTCGCATGGCCTCGGAGTCGTTGGGTGCAGAGAAGATCCGCATGGTCACACCGATCCAGATGCTCGAATTTTATTTCAGGACAAAAGACTTTGGCTGTCACACACTCATTGTCGACGAGGTCCACACTCGCACTGAGGAATACGAAACCATCCTTCGCATCCTCTCTCGACAGGTGGAAACGATGCGGATCCTTCTTCTGACGGCCACTGCGGATGTCGCCTATCTTTCTCAATATTTTCCCGACATGGAAACCATCGAGCTTCCCGTGCCTACCCCCTTTCCTGTAGACATACGCTACATGCCGTCAGGCCATCCGACCTTTTTTCCCACCCAGCGCAATATGATTCCCGACGTCCAGCGCATCCTTCAGGAGAATCCCGGGCATCAAAAGGTGCTGGTCTTTGTCTATACCCGGGAGCAGTGTGACAAGATGGCCAGGGAGATGAAGCCATTTGCCCGAGAAAAGGGATTCGGAGAAACTCGTGGTCTCTACGGCGGATCCACCAGCGAAGAATTCGCCGAATGGCAGCTCTTTCTTCGGAAGAACGACCGATTCCTGGTCTTTGCCACCAATGTGGCCGAGACCTCCATCACCATCCCGGGCGTCTCGCTCGTGATCGATTTCGGTATCCGATGTGTCCAGAGGAACAATCGCATCATCTACGACCACTGCCCACGATCAAACCTCATCCAGCGAGCCGGACGAACGGGACGGACGTGTTCCGGTGTGGTCTATCGCATGATGACCAAGGAGAATTACGAGGAAAGACCTTTCCAGGAATCGCCGGAATACAACTGGGATCTGCTGATTGTCCGGATGCTCCGTCATCGTCTGAATCCGCGACACTTCCTTCCCCCGGATGTGAATCTCAATCGGATCCTTGATCGTTTCCGATACTACGGTCTCCTCTCGGGCACGGACCGTTTGCACGAGGAGATGAGCCATTTCATCGTTCAATCGCCACTGCTTTTCAAGAACAGTTGCCGGCTCTACCAGTTTTTGTCGGGCAAGCACGGTATCCGCACCATCATCCTCTACACGATGGCCCTCTCGATGATTGATCTTTATGAAGCCAACATGCCACGCATCTACTACTTTCCTCCCAACCTGAATCTGAGCAAGACGAGGTTCCTCCAGTTCCTGACCCGAATTTTTGTGGAGCGGCAAGACGAATTGGAGCTTCATCTCAACATCTACCTGACCTGCATCCTCTCGGAGAATCCACTCGAGGCCTCGAATCAGTTCTCGATGAATTTTAGATCGATCCGCCAGATCTCGGCACACATCCATCGCACCATGGATTTCGTGTGTCGCCACAAACGCCTCCCCAAGATGGACTGGAAGGCGGCGCTCCGGAATGAGGTCAAGTGGACCAAGAAGCACTCTTTTCTTAAGAAGAATGTCCCGATCTGTCGTCTTTCTCGCGAATCCATGGACATCATCCAGACCCGCTTCCTCCATCAACACACCATCCCTCAGATCCGCAGCACGAATGACCTGCTCTTTCGTCCGAATTTCTTTCCTGATTCCCATTCGTGCCTCCTCTCCCCGATGATGGAGCATTCCAATAAGAATGTCGGCCTCTTTGTCTTTTCCATGGAGGACGATGTTTTTCCGGACGACTGGGCCTCTTCGTCGACCCCGTTCTATGAGCCCATGGACATGATGATTTTCATGTATACACGCATGCCCAGCACATTCTCTTTTTTCGAGACAGAGATGGATCATGATCTCGATCATGCATATTGGCAGCGCCTCTCGCTCCGTGAGGATATCGCCGAGAACAAGATCCTCTTTGAGGAGGTCCTGGAGGATGTGCGAGAAGATGTCGCCTACCGCCCCACCCAGGAAGGCTTTTTTAGAAAATTAGACACCTTTTACCAATTGCTACTGTAATCCATCCAAGAAAGAATTTAGACCGAAAAACGCAGATCTTTCTTTCTTTTCCTCTGATTGATTGCTTCCACCGCAATCTTCCAGATATTGATCGCATCATTCGTATCTCGATTCCACAGCCTACATCCGGTTACAATCTAGCCTCTGCAAATTTGAGATCAGATGATTTATGAGCCATTTTATAAACTAAAAAATTATAAAATGTCCGATGGTGTAAAATTAGTAGTATCTATTTTCTAGACCATTTTTCACGGATAAAATTCATTTCGCGCACATTAGCTTCAACCCCAATGATACCCAGAATCAAGTTTATTCTCAACGTCTCATCATCTGATTTATAGAATGCATTGAAATAATCAAATTCAAGTTGTTTAGGTAATAAATGATTTAATAATTCCGAATCATATTGACAGCAATATTTCAGCATGAAACGCTGATTTTTAGGTGATAAATGGCGTGCACGACGAATCATATACCTGACCATATCATCGAAATAAGATGTTTGATCTGTGTTCGATAGAAGGTATTTAGGAGGGGGTGGTGGTAAACCCGATGGATTCTTTAGATAAGTAAATCCATGATAGATGTTTTTTCCTTCAAAAAATGATAAATCGAATTTAGGTAAATGTTCTACAAAATTTTGCATCTGTTCTGTTGATAATGATAACATACCCAAAACATTATCTAAAACACATTCCTTAAATAGAGGATTCTTGAATGAAATATCACGATCAGGATACAATCCACCACTTTTATAGAGTGGACTTGTATGAACCGAGTTCAAATATTCCAATTGAAATTGACTCAAGAGGAAATACCAAGTGAGTGCCATTTGTTTGATTCGGATCTTTTTGTTGTCTTTACCGGCAGCCTCAAATTTGGCGGCTTCTAATGATATATTCATTGCAGTAATCTTATTTATAAGGATGCGCTTTCTCCTTTCATTCTCTGATTGGTCTATGGATCGATTTGTAGTTAATTTATCAATATCTCCCCACCTTGGTCTCATTTCTTCTCTCCTTTCTGTTTGAATTGCTCGCTCGAGTTTTCGTTGAATTTGTTGAAATTCTTGAATTTTTTGTTGAGTCATAGCATCTATTGTCTCAAGAATCTGTCTCGTGATTTCCCATATCTTCAGATAGAGAAAAGGGATGATGATTTCACAAAAGAAACAATAAAAGTCTGCTGGGTCATTCATATCGTATTGTCCCATTTTATTTTCACCATCAGCCTTGGTCTGATACACCAAATCTACTGGTAGTGCATCAAATAAATCATTTACTGTCGCCATCATTAATTCCGCGTTTTCACTACGAACACGCAGGGCATTTGTCCGTCTCGTGTCTTTATCAACATCCTCGGTAGGTTTAAGTAGATCGAGATTATCCATGTGATTGCGTAATGCATCTCCTACATTTCTTGTCAATTCCGATTCGTAGAATTCATACGGTATTGATTCTTTGAGATTGTCAAAATGAAAGTTTCCCTCACGGTTTTTTGTTATGTGAAAATTAATAAAACAGTATTGGCCGTAAAGTTGAAAGAGGTTCATGAGGATATTGGTCAATTTCTGCTTGAATTCCGGGGTATTTTCCGCCTCGGTGGTTGGTTGGTCGATCGTTAAGATGGCGTTTGGGTCTAATGGTGGATCGATGTCTTTCCCTTGCACAATGGATTTTTGCAGGATCGCGTCATCCCCCTCTACACCCGGTTCAGAATAGAAATCATATGGCATTCTTTGTTGCAATTGTGTTTTCACCGTGTCCGAATATTTGGCTTTCCCCATAAGATATTTTTTAATGTCAGGATTAGCATCCTGGTATTTGGCGCCGATGTTCCAACTGATGGTAAATTCTTGGATGATTTTACGGAGAGGAAAGGAAGGCTCGGAATAATATCCCTCCATGAAGCGATTCTGATCTGGAGAGGGAGATTGACCTGCCAGTCTTTGTTTTAATAGATTCGAGATTGAAGGTGATGTAGCCGATTTTTTTCTTTGCACCAGATTTTTCACTGTGACCTCCAGGATCTTCTTGATTTCCAGCATATCCTCCTCTTCATTATCTCCAAATTGATGTTTCATATCAAGTATTTTTATGATAATTTTTGCCATTCGTTTCGCGGTGATGTTTCCGAGGCACGCATTATTTCTACCCGGATCCATGGACGTCCGTTTCATCACGAGTTGACACAATGTCTCGATACTGTTATCATTCGGATCCACCACATCAGTTCCAGTGGTATATTGAGTCTCTCGTGTGATGGGTGTCGTATTATTATTCACCATGCGATAGATTTCCACTAATCCAGACAAGACACGAACGGGTCGTATCATGAATCGCCGACTAAGATGCATGCTCCAATCCTTGCCATATTGTCTTGGAGTTCCATCCGAATGGTAATAGATCCGACACCATAAAAAGACCTTGTAGAAATACATGAGGCACAAGGTCAGGCGCGCCCGGCATATTTTTGTCGATAGTTCCATTTGTAAAGTTTTAGTTATGCTTTGTGTTGATTTTGGATTTGGAAATGGTGTTTCCTCCTTTGTTGGAACCGGTAATTCAGTAAATTGAGCTACTGTATTTGTGCCTTCATAAAAGATTAATGGTGCACTTGGACGAAAGATTGGAATCGCTAGAAATGCTTCTGGTGGGGCATCCTCTGGAATGGTCAAAGCAATTGGCACAACATCATCTGGCACATCTAGGGTCGTAGCTTGGCGTTGATCAATTGGAATATATCGTGATTGTGGAATGAATACCATCTTTTTTATTACCTATAGTTTTATAATTTTTTTTCTTGGAAAAAAAATCAATCCTCCTTCTATTCAGATATACATATGAGCCGCATTGTTCTTTTCATGTTTTGAAAAATCCTTGAGTAGGACATCAACAAGAGCATTCGTCAGAGTCACTGGATAAGACAGTTTCTGCTTCCATGCAAAGCTTGTCGCGATCCGATCCTCATGGAGGACCAAGAAACTGATCTTATGGATCATATCCTTGACCGCTCGCTCGATCGTCCGGATCCCTTTTTCCTTCTCTGCCGAGATGCGGTTCAGGATATGCTGTGCCACGTCTTCCGGCACAACGATGTCTGTGTCCTGGAGCTTCTGTGTCTTGAGGTGTCGTGGAAACAAGAAATCGATGAGGATGCGGAGCTTCTCCTTCTGTGAATAGCCCTCCACCTCAACCATGAAGATTCGATCCTGCAGCGCCTTGTCCTGAGGCAGCTCGTTCATGCTATACAGAAACCACATCGAGGACAGATCCAACAAGAGATCGTTCAGATAATTGTCCCGATACTCATTGTTCTGTGAAAAGTCGGTCAGGTGGAGCAGGAAAGAAACGATGTCATTATTCTGGCTGATTTTTTCATACTCGTCAAAAAACAAAACACCATTCTTGTATTTCATCCTCATGAGGCATCGCACAATCTCTCCGGGCTGCGATCCTACATAAGTGTAATCAAAGCCCTTGAGGAAATCCGAATTGTGCACACCACCAAACGAGATCTGTTGGAAAGGGAAATCCAGGATCTTGGCCAGGCACCGTGCGATCGTTGTCTTGCCCACACCCGGCGGACCAATCAGTCCCATACAGCATCCCTTCATTTCCGGAAACATCAGCTTATTGTGCAGGAACAACAAGATCTGCTCCTTGACACGGGTCATGCCAAACAGCTCCGCATCCAGCGTCGTCCTCATCTTCTGAAGCAGCGTTGTCAGTGCCTCGCCACCATCCGCCAGGTGCGGATAGGCCTTGATCCGATCAAATGGCAGGTCCAATGCGTGCTTGATCCACTTCTTCAGCTTGTAATACTCGTCGTCGTGGTCCGTCTTTTCTCGCAATTCCATGTATTTGTAAAAGATGACCTTTTTATTCGCCTCGTTCGTCTCGAGTCTCAGTATATCGTATTGAAGATCCAGGATCGACGAGGTCTTCTTCTCCTGCTTCTCGAATCGCCGGATCTCCGTCTTATTTTCCAGGTATTGCTTGTGCTCGTGGCGGTAATCCTCCAGCATCTTGAACAACACCTTTCTTAATTCCATCCGCTCCTCGGATCCCGGCATGGCGCCCTCATAGATAAAAAAAAGCTCAAAAAGATCCGCCTTGTGCTTCATGCGGATAGGGCTTGCAAGGATGTCGGCAAGCTTGACCGTCTTTTTCTCAATATAATTGATCACCTTCTGTGCCTTGTCCTTCAATTCCGGATCGTCCATGATGGAACGCGGCAGCTCGAATTCCTCCTCGTCTTCCTCGTCCTCCTCCTCGTCTTCCTCATCCTCCTCGTCTTCCTCGTCCTCGTCCACCTCCTCTTCATTCTCCTCGCTCGCATCACTTTTTTCGCTCTTCTCACTCTTCTCTTCTTCCTCTTCCGCCTTGGACTTCTTCTTCTTGGGAGTCTTCGTCTCGATCTTGAGGATCATGCACTTACCACGGCGCCTCGGCTTTTTTATTAGCTTCTTCTTCTTCTCTTCCTCCACCACCACTGGCATCGCGTCCGTCTCTACGGTCGACTCGACAACAGCATCACTTTCTTCGGTCAATGTCTCTGTTTGAATAATTCTAGATCGGGTTGCAATCACCATGAACAAAACTCTTTTTTCTATTCCCAACATTTTTCTAAATTTCATTTTCTTGAAATAAACACCATGGTCCGTATCACCGCTGACAATAAGATGGATCATGGCTACACCTATTCGCTGGACGCCCCCACCGGTCGTCTTCCCAAGGATTTCCACCCCCTCTCGCCCGCCCGCATTCTCCAGATGGGCGTCTTTGAGGGCAAGTATATGACCGACTGTCGTGGTGAATTCCCTGCCTCGTGGTTCACTCGCGCGCGCATGGTCGCCACCGGCCAGCCCGCAGATCCCTCCCTCAATTATTATAAGATCAAGGCCCGACAGAGCCTTCAGACGTGGCAGCGCAATCACTGGATTCTACCCCCCGATAACCGCGGATGGTTCCAATGGTATTGCCGTTACTACCTCGGCCGCCGCATTCCGGACCTCGATCGCCTACAGATTGCGCGCTGGAAATCCTTTCGCGCTCGCCACCTCGGCCAGCTCCGCGCCCACATCGCCAAGGGCTACAAGACGGACAAAGAGCGCCAGGCCCTCCTCCAGTGGGGTATCGATACACGATCCATTCTAGCAGAATGAATGAATATTTTAATTTCTTATATTGATAAATAAATAAAATGTCAGATTCACAGAAGGATTACGAATCGGCAAATCAACAACAAATCAAAAATAAGAAGAACTCGCCACGAAATATTAATTCATCGGAGCAATCTTCTGATCAACAAGGTTGGTATTCGACTAGAGAAAAACAACAACAACCAATTTGTCGGAAGCGTCAAAAACATCCATCCGTCCTTTCTGTTCCGATGGCGAATCAGAAAAAGATTACCTCGAAACGATCGAAGGATTCCATCCTCCAAGAAATCTGGGAGAAACTACAGATTTCCACATTCTTTCCTAAATTTTCTTATTCCCTTTTCAAGCAGCTTATGACCAATACAAACGAAAAGATGAAACTAATTCATCATGATGACATCACCAAGGACAAGCTGGAATTCCTCGGTGATCGTGTGCTCAAGATGATTCACGGCCGCATCGCCTTTGAATATATGGAAACAAGTGGTGATGCAACACGTCTCATCAACATACTCGAATCCAATCGTGTCTTTGCCTGCTATCTGGAGAAAATAAACAATATATGCACTACTCTCGGTAAGAAAATCAAACGCTGTGCTGATCTTTTCGAGGTCATTGTCGGTGCCATCTTTTATACCTATTTCTACATGGACGGCGACTACAATATCATCCAGAAGATCGAACAATGGATGCAACATGTCACTATTTTTTCTGAACATCTTACCCACATCCTCCGCAATGGTCTAAAAAGAGATGTTTTGTGCAAGCTCTAATATCTTTTTTTCCAACTATAGTAAAAAAGATGCTTTTCCTTCGTAATAAGATCATGCCCTTTATTCCCTGCTTCCATCTCTCCCCCAAGATCCTCAAGCGCCAATGGACGCTGCTCAAATTGATGCGATGTTTAAAGGAACGGATGATATTAACACCATGCATCCTCTCTCGATTCAAGAAGGAATTCATACAGGACGTGAATACCTTGGGATATGTCAGCTATCATTTCACACATGATGATCTCTGGCTGCAGTTGGAATACACCAGCCTTCCCACCTCGTCGTATTTCAAGATGAATTCGTATGTCTTGATTTTTGGATAATTAATTTTTCCATTGTAGATAAATAAAATGGAAATCAATCTGGATCTTCTCGAGGTCCGGCCATCGACATTGCGCAATGCGGGCAACGGATGCTTTGCTGCCACGGTGATTCCCGCCGGCACGATGCTCGGTCCTTTCCGTGGCAAGTATCTTACGGCAGAGAGTCGCAAGAAGGTCATGGATGGTGCCTATATTTGGAAGATCAATGACAATCGCTACGTGGACGCCGCCGATTTTCCTGATCGAAATCCTCTACGTTATATGAACGGCGCCAAGACTGCCTCCCAGAAACCCAAGATCAATGTTGCCGTCAAATTCATGGGCGCATCGCCTGACAAGCTACACGTCTATTACATGACCACCCGAGACATTCCCAAGGACACCGAGCTCATCATCGATTATGGCAGCGATTACTTCAAGCACGCCGACAAGGATAAATATAAGAAGAACAAGACGACCTAAAGTCTTATCCATGATTCATTATTATAAGAGATATCGACTCATGCATACCTCTTTTTTGATAGAGGAATCAAACAAATAAAAATCAATAATCAACAATTCAGCATCTCATCTAGCTTCATTGGACTCTGACGGTGTTAATGTGTTGAAATAAATCAATCTTTTTTTATTATTTTCTTTGAAGAAGCGTGCGTTGGATTCCATCGTTCCATTTATACTCAAAATTCAGCATAGACCTTTTCTTAAAGAACGCTGTGATGTTCGACCCATAAAAATAACTCAAAACAATAAGAAAAATAAGAATAATGATGATCAATATACTTATCATAAAATTTAACCGTAATCGTAATAAATTCATAATACCAATAGAAAAACCTAATGATAAAAAAAAGAATAGAAGGATGGACATAAACGTTTTCATATCAATATTGAACTTTATCTTTTTTATGGGCTGATGGACTTCTGAACCAAACACCAATGGTTTCGACCACCGTTGTTGTTGTTGTTGTTGTTGTTGTTGTTGTTGTTGATTAAGTATAGTTTTAAAATCAGGTCGAATAGAGGTTTTTTTTTTTTGAAGATCGACATATCCAAATTGGAGGGGTTGTCCTGTAGAAGAATTTGAAATCATTTCGATTATTTTTAATTTTTTTAATTTAAAAGATTTTTATTTATTTTTTTCTATCTATGTTTCAAAAATGGACGATGAACCAATATTTGTAAATGGACCAACCAACGTATCCATGTATATATTGGGTGAAAAAAGTATTGTTATTTTTGGTGAGACCCATAGTTCTATGACGTTTAATTGTGAAAAAAGATCACGTCAGAAACAAAGCAAGATGTTTTTGTGTGCACAAGAAAATCATCCTACTACGCCACCCCTACAGGCAACCCTTTATAACATAGATGGTCTGATTTTGGAAGTATGTAAAAAAGTGCAACCTGAAAAAGTGGATTTTTTCTTAGAATATGAATATCCCCTGGCAAAACAACAACAGTATACACCTAAAAATAAGGGTGATAGTGGACTTGGTTTATTAAGTTCGTTTTTTAGTCCATGTGCTCCTAAATTCAAAGGTGTAAAAAATAAAGATCAATGTCCACCCAATCTAAACGTTCATCTCTGTGATATTCGAGATTCGTTTCTCACAAAAAGTTCAATGACACTCCTGGCACAGGAGGATCTCAATGTTTTAAAATCATTCATAGACATGTTTAGCATACTTGCTCATGAAGTTCAACAAGAGAGGTTTATGCGTCTTACCAAAAAAAATATAAAACTCATTCTTTCTTATATGACAAGCTTTCTTTACGACAAGGATAGTCCTCATCATCACATCCACGTATGGGAAACATTTAAACGATGTTTTAAGATTGACAAACAACTTGATGGTATAGAGGATATGGCGCATAGAGTTAAACTTCATGACACTCTTATAAAAGAAATGAATAAATATGTCCGATCCATCCATAAATGGTACCCCTTTTTTCAAGATCGGTGTGTAGATAAAATGGTGGATAGCTCACAAGATCAGTTATTACCCTATAGTAAGGATTGTCATGAAGCCCTTAATAAGATTTGTGATCCTTTCATTTCTTTAGTGAGCACAATGATGGATATGTATTTATTCGCACGAGTTTTGAAGAAGTCCACGTCAAATAACGTCATTATTTATGTTGGAGATTTACATGCAACCAACTACCGAATGGTTTTAAAGAATCTAGGTGCGAGACTCGTATTTCAAGATCCTGTAGAGCTACCATCAAACAAAAAAGAATACACAAATTTCATACGCAACTCACAGAAATGTGTAAAAATGCCCAGAACTCAAGAAATATTCCGTAAACCTACTATAGAAGAATTACAAGAATTTCCATTCCATCTCAAGACTGGCACAAGAGTCACCACAGGTCCCGACTGGTCATCGGAACAAAGTTCCAACCTAAAAGGAACGATTGTTGGTTATTGTGATAACACGGATTATGTTCCCGTTGTATTGGACAATGACAGCACCAAGAAGGTGCATAATTATTTATATAATAGAAAATCCAAGCAAGTAAAAAAATTAGTTGTTATTGTTCAAGGGGAAGAGGAAGGCAAGGTTCTTCTTGGTCAAAAATAATAGAAAAATCGAAGATATCCAGAGCATCTATCCGACACAATTGATCAAATTATTGTTTGCCAAGAAAGAAGAATTCATCAAGTTTGTGGATGGCGCCAATGGACGGAATTTGACGAACAATAATTTTGCATCCTCGGTCGGATACAGTGCCAATATTATTGAGTAAGAAGAATAGATTTATAATAGACGTTGCTTGATGCGATTCATGATTGTGTTTTCTGGAAAGACATTGCCACCAAGCTTCTCAAAGAGGACAAATTCCTTCAACTTTTTCTCATCATCCTCCGTATAATCCCAACGTTTCTTGGCCTTGAATAATTTATTTCCATTCGAGTCAAAAAAGCTTGCAGCATCGATGGGATACATGCTTTGGATGTCCTCAATTTTTCCATCTTTTTCCATCAATAAAAATCCCTTCTTATCCTTCTTCTTTTTAATGTAGAGAATATTCATGTGATGTTTACCCTGCTTATATTGCATTACTGCCAGATGAGACAGATCCATTCTGATTCTTACTTTCTTTTTTAACAATAAAAAAAAAATTACATTATTATTCTCAATCCCAGAGATAGTGGAGGCATGGATAATCAAGTGGAAAACCATCGGTTGTCTCGGTGCTCCCATAACAAATCAAGATTTACATGGAGATCGGCAATGCCTACAAGAAAGTGAGCGTTTTAAATGTCCGACGGTGTAAAGAATTCCATTATTATTATATTCGAAGAAAAAGAAATATCATCTGAGATGTTTGTGTTGGCGACTTGTCATTCATCAGTCTCGCTCGATTCCCGATGATAATCTATGGTCGATTTAGATGAGATTATTATCGTATTTTATCCATTGGACAGGAAGCGAGACATCTTGCGCAGCATGTAAAAGACCTGGAACATGGTCACGTCAAATTCATCCAGGTAGCTTCTCATAAGAGGCTCGATCTCGTAAAAACGATCGGAATCCATCAGGGCGCGCATCGAGACGATATTGTGAAATTCCGGATCGCGAATATTCTTGTAGAGCTCCACCCTCGAGATGAGCTCTTCGATGCGATTGGAAAAGATAAAGCCTTCTGCGATGGAATCATAAGAGGCCTTTACAAAGAATTCTTTCCATGTGTCCTCTTCATTCTTTTCCTTGCAGAACGCCGCAAAAATAAAATCGCCCCGATTCATTTCAGAAGATAAGTAGGCATACATCTTGTCTGAGAGACCTCGCAGATGCAACCAGCGCGTATAGGGGAAAAAGACCAGAAGCCAATCATGAATCATCTCAATCAAGAGATCCCCCCGGTCCGTATATTCATAACGGCGTTGACAGTAATCTTCTACCTCCTCCAACAAACACTCCTCACGACTTCCCCCAGTCACCGCGATCCATTCCTTGATCTTCTCTTTGGGTATCTCTTCTCCCGTAAAAGGCAAACGATGCGTCTTGAAGATCATTTCCAGGTAGGATCCATGAAAGGCAAATCCATTGTGCTCCAGGCAGTGGTGGAGAGGGACCTCGACAAGCTCATTCATCTCGGGTGTCGGCATCTCCCGAAGACCTCGTGAGGCGTAATAGATTCGCCTTGCTTCGCGGATAGTCTCGATGCTTATATCCTCATTGCGATTGCCATCATGGCGCTCGATACGACGTCGTCGTCCGATTTCCATGTCCAATTGCTGTCTCGAAACCTTGGATAGATAGGCCACGGACATGCCTCTTTCCACCAGCACCGAGATCAATAGCTCCCGATTCTTCTCAGGGAATTGAGAACAAATGGATTCGATCCATTCAGACGGGTGCAGTGCCTCGATCTTGGAATCATGGATCCGAAGAAAGGCAGAGTTCACATCGACCATTGGATGACCGATCCACCATATCAGCTTGTGAGAATCTCCTTTACATAGACACTCTACCATGTAAAAATGCAGCAGATTGAATCCACAGATGCCCCTTTGATTGCTGTCCAGATGATACATCATGATCGTCTCAATATTCTTTTTT